TTTGGTAAAGAATTGTTAGTTTGATCTTAATAATTTAAAAATCACTTAGAAAATCTGTCGAGCTGTTCTACTAGTGAAGCCATTTGAGCGGATAACTCAGGTGCTGCTTCATAAGTACCAACTTCTTCAGTTAGATCCTCGACGCTGTTTCTTGCGGTCACACTAGCAGTGCTCAAAGAGAAATAGCTCTCTTTTAATGACTCTAGCTTTTCGCGATAACCTGTTTCACTATCAAACTCAACGTTCTCAGCCAAAGCTGCGAGCTTGTCCTTCTGCGTCTCGGCGAGACCTTCAGATACATCGGCGAGAATGGTCTCAGAAACAGCACCACTTAGGCGGCTGTTAAGAGCTACATTACGCTCAATTTGCTCATTGAGGTTTGATTCCATTTCATCAAGTTTTTCAACCATGGACTCAACAACATCGAAACGCTCTTCAGGTACAGAGACATAATGCTCTGAGAAGAGTGAATGCATTCCCTTTAGGAAGCTTTCAGTCATTTCGGTGCGAAGACCATGTTCGACGGCGATAGCATTTTCAGCCATCCACTCGTCTGCTACGTACTCTAGGTAAGCGTCTACACGCTCACTTAGGCTGGTACGAACAGTAGCTAGCTCTTCAGTTAGCTTCTCTTCATATGCAGCTTGTAGCTCTTCCTTGGCAATAGCAACCTTGTTACGAATAGCGGCTTCAAAGATGACTCGAGCTTTGCTCTGGAACTCTTCAGAGAGTTCTTCGCCACTTAGAAGGGCAGTAACGTCTTCTTCAATGTCTAGCTCAGCCATAGAGATATCACTAGAAGTGATTTCTTCTACAACTTCACCTTCAGTCTCGATCTCTTCCTTGCGGGTTTGACCGGGAACTACAGAAGCGGGTACTTTTTCGGCTTGTGAACCTGCGGGGTGAGCATCAGTAGTACCACCGGCATTGCTGCCAGGAACTACTTTAGCGTCTACCTTCTCCATACCATCAGCTGGTTTAGCGCCTTTATTTACCACATCCTTAACTTGCTTAAGGGGTGTGGAGGCATCTTTGAGCTTGGCAGGACCATCAGGTTCATTAGTATAGTTCTCGGGGGTTGGACCACCGAGATCTTCGATTGATTGTCCGGGAACTACGCTGGTCGGAACCTTTTCCATTGGTTCAGCAGCCTTAGCACCTTTCGTTACTACGTTTTCCATGTCTTGTAAAAATTAGTTGCTACCGACGAGTAAATTGATTTAACAGTATAAATCTATAGTTATTTATAAGATTTATAGACTGGAGAAAAAATCAGTGAAAAGATTTAATTTCTTTTCCTGTAATTCTCTTGATGTCACTAGTTTATTTATAGTAGACCTAGCGTCCTCTACTTGCTGCTCTTTTAGGATTCCTCCACACATAACCCACTCTTTTCCTTCCATAATTCCCTGTACAAAAGCATCAGGGGCACTAGGATCAGCTACAATATCAGCAGCAGTGGAGAGCATAAAGTCTTCTCCAACTAACTTGTAACCTTCTTTAGTCTCGGTTAATGAACCAATACCACGAGAAGAAACACCTAAGGTTACACCTTCACCGACCAAGCTTTTGGCAATCTTGCCCATAGGGGTTTCAAGTAGCTTTGCTTTACCGATAAAGTTATTTCCTTCTTGAGTAAGTGAAATAATTTTATGTGAAACACGGTCTAGGTTTACAGTAGGTCCGTCAGGATGACCTAGTTCTCCTAGAGCACGACCGTTATTTACATACTGTTCGTTATAGCGACCAACTTCACGTGCTAAGGTATCGGTCCTATAGACACGACCATTGCGGTTCTTTTGGTTGCCTTGGAGGAAAATACCCTCGATGAACATAGATTTTTTACCGTTAATTTCTTCAACGATAAACTCAACTGAGTTAATTTCTTCTGTAATTAATTTCATCTTAGTAGTGCTTTCTCTAGTTATGTGTAATTGCTGATAATATCAGCCTTGATCTTCACCTTCCTCTTCACCTTGAAATAGGTTAGAGGCAGCGACTTGACGGAAATCATCAATTCTCTCACTACTTTTAGCGAAGAGAACATCTTTGATTTCTTGGGTTACTTCTGAAGGCGAAGAGCCTGATGCAATGGCATCAATAATATTTGAGGACATAATAAAAAAACCAATATGAAGTTATTTATGAAGATTAGAATTCACCTTCACCACTCTTGGGGAGTTTTGGTGGAGCTGGGTCTGTCGGGACGATACCAGCTTCACTATTAATAGCAGCTTCAGCACCAGCCATAGTAGCCATAGCCCCTGCGGGGTCTCCTGGTTCCATTGCTGGTAGTGGCTCACCTGTGATTGGATCTAGAGTTGATGGATCTGGGATAGTACCATCAGCAATCTCTTTCTCAATGAGCTTATCCTGCTCTTCCATCTCACCATCAGTCTGGCGAAGGATTTTATTGCGGACAAATTCTTGTGAATAATACTTACCAATATAAGGTTCAGCTTGAGCTAGTAGATTTAGACGCTCTTGGAAGAGTTCTGTTTCTTTTAGTTCAGCAAAGTGATTATCATATAAGAAATCATACTGAATATTATCCTTGATACCTTCCCAATCATCTGGGGTAATAACATTTTTTAGGATAAGTTGAGTCTTCAGTAGATCACTGAATAGACCAGCAAAGCGCTTGCGAAGGCGAGCAACGAACTTGGAAAACTTTACCTCGTCACGTAAAATTTCACTAGAACGTCCCATATTGAAACCTTCATTACCGCCTGGTTGGCGTGAAGCAGGAACTCCAAGAGCTGCGTATAGTTTGTTACGGAAATACTCTAGGTCAGTGATCTCACCGAGGTTTTGTCCACCTGGGAGAGTGGTGATCTCAGTACCACGACCACCTTCACGGCGGGGTAGCCAGAAATCTTCCAACATTGACATCACCTTCTTATCATTCTTCATCTCACCAGTCTGTGCGTTATAGGTTAGTTTATTCCTATAACGACTCATCACTTGCTGTAGATATTGTTCTGCCTTCACTTTCGGCAAGTTACCAACATCAATATAGAAAATGCGACGTTCTGGTGCGCGAGATAAACGATAAATTACAATCGCATCCTCAATCATTTTTAATTGATTGACTGCTTTAATTGCTTTGTGTAACCAGGATAGAACTGTTTGATCATTTCTATTGACTAGACCTGAATTGCAGTATGCAATAGAGTCTTTGGCAATTTTTATTGATGCGGTCGAGTTATTACCCCCACCACCACCATAACCTGTTACTGTATTGGCTCCAGGTGTATAAACATAATATTCATCAATTGCTTGACTAAAAATATTTTTACGACCCAATGGATTTCTGCCACCAATATTATTCTTGGTTAAAACTTGAGATGCTTCAGTAGTTGCTGCTTTATCATTAAGTTTTCGAACAAACTTGATCTTCATAGGATCAATGTAACGTAAATCCATAATCCCATCTTGTGGTTTTTGGAGATCAATTACTTTTAGATAATGCATTCTGCCATCAATGTACCAATTGCGAAAAATTTCGTGGGATCGTTTATCAAAGTCTAATAATTCTTTGATATACTTAAACTCCTCACGTATAATATTTTTTACTTTATCGCTAGCATTGACATTGCTCAATTCAACCTGAACAGGTGATTCATATAGATCACTGACGATTGCTTCATTAACAATGTCTTCAATAGCACTATCCACTTCTGGATATAATGCCATCTCTCTATAGCGGCGAATTAATTCATATTCTGTCCTATAGACACCCTCAATATCAACATATGATCCTCCAAAACCACCAGAAGCAAAATATTCAACCCCATCAGAGTTATTCTCTGGAACGGGGCTAATAGATCCAGGGCGCTGGACATCATTATCTTCAATTGAAAAACCAAATAGCTTTCCCATAATAATAAAAAGTGGGTGTATACCGTCTTACACTTATATTTAGCGCATAAAAAAAGGACCCCTTTCGGGATCCCGTTTGATAATTGTAAGTGAATCAGAAGATATCCTGACCACCTGCGTTGGGTCCAATACCCTTGATAGCTTCCCACCACTGAACTTGCATCTCTACGGTGAACTCTTGAATGGTATCAATAGTATCGTAGTTAAGTTCGATGGTTGAGATGTTTGTTGGGAACACATCGTGGAAGCGATAGGTGCGTAGAGTAGAACCGTCGCGGTCTAGTTGATAGACATAAGCATCGGACTGATACTCTGCGGGATCCTGTGTACCTGTAGCGTCTTCCATACGATTCATCGTATTCATCCAGTTCTCCATTGCGGAGCGGATTGCGAAGTCGGTGTCGTTTAGGACAGTGATTGTCCAGGTGTCGAAGGTTCTGTCTCCAGCAATCTTCAATGTACGACCACGGAAGGGGACATCAATAGGGGTGATGTTTGAAGCGGGAAGTGCTGCTGCCTTAACTAGGAAGCGTGACTTCTGTAGTGTATCTGTATCGGTAGGTGCCGAGAGTGGGAATTGTAGAACAACTTCAAATAGATTGGGGCGAGCGCCGCCACCAGTCATTTTTGCTTTGAAGTCGCTGATAGTCCTCAATACTGGGGATTCTACCTGAACTCTTGTACTAGCCATTTGGGATTCTCCTTTTTAGTTAGGTAGTAATAATTAAACAGTGCCAACAATTTCTTCAAAACTAACGCCCGTGCGAGTAGCAACGAAGGTTAGACCGATGAAGTTAATTGAACGTGTAGGCTTGACAAAGATGTCAGCAACAAACTCATTACGATCTACGACCGCAGGTGTGTTGTTGGTCTCGTCACAAACTACTAGGAAGTCTGTAATACCACGCTTAGACTTAACATCGCGGAGGAATGGCTCAACAATGTTAACAAAGTTGGTACGAGTAACTTCGTCATTGAATTCAAATAGCTGGTCGTTAGCGGCAGCAGAGATAGCATCTTCAATATAGATGAACAAACGGCGAACGTTAATTCTATCGAATGAGGAGCTATTTGCCAATCCAGTCTTATCACCAAATAGGGTGATACCACCAACATCATTAGAGAAAATGACTGGGTTGACGCGAGCAGAATATAGTCTGTCGCGCTGGATTTGTGTTGGGTTGTATGCTAAGCGGGTTCCATTTAGGATAGCGCCACGAGTTGTACCAGCAGGTGAGAACCAAGGGAACGCAATCTGGTCAGTACGTGCGCAACAGCCAGCAATGTCACCATTAAGGGGAACATAGCGGAACTTGTCTGCGAAGCGGTCATACATGTACTTGTATCCAGTATCGAATACAACAAATGATGATGAAGCAACGGTACTATAGAAACTAATAATATTACTAGTAATGATTTCAGAATCAATAGTAACTTGTGCTCCAGAGGAGCTGTCTGTGATTTGTGAACCACGGTATGGACTAATGAAAGCCATAGCGTCCTTGCGTTGCTCGGCAATAGAAACAAGCTTGTTTGCTAGTGACTGTGCCTCTGCTTCACCGTAAGCAGCGGAGCCCATTAGTAGGAAGTCAACATTCGTTTCGTCATTAGACTCGAAGTTGTCATATCCTGCGGCAATGTCACCAACGTTAACTTGTAGTGCGCCATCCTGCTCAATGTCAATTCCGCCGTCGTAGTTCTTGCCGTTCTCTAGAACTAGCTGTAAGTTGCCACAGCTAACGAATTTGGCATTACGTACTTGGCGATCCCAAACACCTGCTACATCGGGGGTATATGTACCTTCAATAAATGCTGTTGGTACTGTACCTGCTGGCTGTGAGCCACCGAAAATATAACGTGATGTGTTTACTAGGAACTTTCTCCAGTATGAAGGAGTGCCTACAGAGAATTCTGCGTCTCTACCTTTGGAAATGCCAATGCTCTTCTCAAGGATAGTTCCTGCGTTTCCAGTTACTTCTCCAGTATCATCAAAGATTACAATATGCATCTCATCAAAACGAGAGTTGCGACTACGTGCATACTCTGTTGTGGTTGGACGATTAGCTAGTGTATTCCATGGAAGTTCTACTCTACCACTCTGTAGTGATACAGTTTGATCATCAAACCAATCTCTTGGGGTGATGGAGTTTCCAATAGTAGTAACAATGCCAACTTGATCGTGGATAGTAAAGTTTGAACCAACATAAGACCAAGTACCACCTTGCTGATACTCAACTTCTACCTCTGCCCCACCTAATGGAGTGAATGATAAAATTTTGACTTCTAAGCTGTAGTCAGTAGAAGTTGAAGTTATGCCAGTGATAATACCCTTAAGCTCACCTTCAACCATCATCGTGGTTCCTGCGCCAGCAGCAACTTTGGTGATTTGTTGAGTAAGTCCTTGACCTTGAGAAAGTGTGGCTCCATTGATAGTTGTAATACCAGTAAAGGTCTGGTCTGCTCTACCATCAATAAAGGCAACCTTAACACCATTAGCCCAAGAACCTGGGTTTCTAGCAATTACAGTGTATCCAGGTATAATATTTTCATCATACGCTAGAGCATTGTAGTCCTCTAGACTTTTAATTTTAATATCAGTTGTAGCTACACCTGCGTAGCTATTTTCAATTTCTGCGTTGTCAGAACGCACAACCTGCACAATACCACCATATGAAAGGTATGACGCAATTGTTAGCCAACCTTCATACTGTCTATCAGTAGAAGATGGTTGACCGAAAACATCAAGTAGTTCATTTTCGCTGGCAATTAATACAGGCTCATC